GCTGGCCGCAGAGCGCGCCGACCCGGGCCACCACCACACAAGGAGAAATGACATGGATCCAGGAACAGGCCGCCTCTACAGCTCCGTCGCTGACGCCAAGTTGGACGGCGTTCTCAACCCCGTCGAACTCTCCGGTCGCCCCGAGGACATCGAGCGCATCAGCACCGCCGTGGCCTCCGAGTGGACCAACGAGCAGAAGGCGAAGCGCAACGCCAAGAACAAGGCCGCACGCGCCGCACGCCGCAACAACCGCTGACCACCACATAGCGAAGGCCCGCCACCAACCACGGCACGACGGACCCTCACCACTACCCGAAGGATATCCGATGAACATCACCCGGACCCGCAACGGATCGCACTCCGTCTTCGTCGGCGACGACGCCCACATCACCGCGGCCACCGACCCACACAGCCGGTTCAACACCGACGTCTACATCCGCGACGCGAACATCGACACCCTCGTCTCACTGCACCTGTCCCCGGCCGCGTTGCGCGTGCTGCGGGACACCTGCGACCGGGCTTTGAAGAGCGTGGCGTTCGAGGAAGCCGAAGCGCAGGCCGCGTCATGATGCCGGTCACGGCTGAGCAGGTCGTCGACGTTGATACGTGGGTTGTGCAGGTTCACGCCGACCCCACCGCTGAGCTCGTCACCCGCCTGTGCCACGACCTCGACAGGCACAACGCGCACCGTGTCATGGTCGCCCACCTGCCCGTCGACCACCCCGAACATCAGAGGGCGTTGGCTGCGCTGATCGTCGCCTTGGCCGACACCTTCACGTGGACGCTCACCTCGATCGACTCCGGGAGCCTCGAAGCCGACCTCTACGAGGCGAACTGCATCCCTACACAGTGCCAGTTCGACGAGAAGTTCTCCGTCACCACGATCGAGGGCGTGCCCATGTGTCACGGGCACGCTGCCGCTCACGACCGCATGGTCGAAGAGCAGGTGAAGGCATGAGCACCCCTTTCGAGGCGAGATGCCCGGACGACTGCCACCAGCACCAAGGCGGCTTCGCGGACTTCGACCACTACTGCGACAGCGCAGGAATCAAGCCCGGCGAGGAGCCTGCCGCGTTCGCTGCGTGGCTCAACGCGATCTCTGGCTGGGACGGAGAGATGAAGAAGGTGGAGGAATCATGACCAACGTCGACCAGTGGGCGGATGTGAAGCCCGGCGACAAGATCACGGTCACCATCGAAGTGACCGTGGCGTCGATCGAACACTTCGCAAGCGTCCACGAGGGTGACGTCATCCCTCACCCGTTCACCACGATCACCTACAGCGTTGGCGAACCACATGAACGACCAACGGCCTACGGTTCCGGGCTGTACTCCGACATCTTTACCATCGAGATACCGGACGACAACTCGCCCGATGTCACGGTCGAGGTGTCGAGAGATTCACAGCCGGAACCGCCCGAGATCTGCCCTGGCACCCACGCGGCACTGGACCGCCTCACTATCCGCCCCGATGCGAGCGCGTCATGACCGCCCCCAAGATCACCCCCGTCGAGAAACGCGCGGCCCTCCTTGAACGCGCCATCCTCGACGGGGGCCTCGCCCGGATGCGCAAAGCCAAAGGCTGGGGCAAACGGGAAGCCGCGGAGATTGTGAAGCTCCTGCATGCCCACGTCGCCCGGCGAGACGCGTCATGAACCCCGGACCTGCGCCCACCCTCCTGTCCGAGTGGTTCACCCCGACCGGCTTCGGGATCATCGTCGCCATCCTGCTCGTCGTGGCCGTGATCGTCGTCATAGCCGAGAGCCTCAGAGTCCGCCGCGAGAACGACGCACAGGACGTCCCCGAACCGGCACCGCCCGCCTACGACGACACCTGCTTCATCGAAGTGTGCCACCGCCCGGGCCTCGTCCCCACCCACACCATCCACGGGATCAGGTTCGTGTGCCGACGCCACTCCGGGCAGGTCGGCGACTGGGTCGGACACGACGCCGTCTACGACCAGGACCTCGACCCCGCAACAGACCTCTCCCGATGGGACAAAGAAATGGACGCGTCATGACCAGCCCACGCCACGCCGAATCAACGGCTCAGGGTAGGTACTACCACCACCCCATCACAGGGCAGCAGCTCGTCTCCGTCACCAACATCCTCTCCGTCGCGTGCGCCAAACCGGCTCTGATCCCGTGGGCTGTGAAGGTCGTCGTCGAGAAGGCCTGGACGGTTCTGCCCCGCATGGTCTTCGCGTCCCGCAAACAGGCGGACTGCAAACCCACCCGGCCCAACAAGGACTGGGAACCCTGCGGAACCTGCTGGGGATGCCTCAACCGTGAGGTCAAGAACGAAGCCAACGTCGTCCGCGACAAAGCATCAGACCTCGGCACCCGCATCCACAACCTCGCCGAAGCCCACATCCTGCACAAACCCATGCCCGAAGACCTCGAGGCCGCCCCCTACGTGGCGCAGTACGAGCAGTTCCTGGCCGACTTCGACGTCGACATCACCAAGGACATCGAAGCCACCGAGCTCACCGTCGCCAACCCTGCGCTCGGCTACGCCGGCACGTTGGACCTACTCGTCTGGCTCCACCTCGACGGGTTCATCCCCGGCCAACCGGTCAAGTTCAACCCGGACGGCAAACGTGCCCTCTGGTTGCTGGACTTCAAGTCCTCAGCCACCCGCGCGGCGGACAGCACCTACCCCGAGTACGCCCTCCAGCTGGCCGGGCTTCGCGGCGCCAGCGAGATGTGGCTGCCCGACGACACCGTTGTCCCGATGCGCCGCGGCATCACCGGTGCGGCCTGCCTGAACCTGCGCCAGAACACCTACGCCCTCATCCCACTGCCAACAGGCAACGCCGAGTTCGCCGCGTTCAAAGGCGGGCTCGTGATGACGAAGTGGATGCACTCCGGCGTCACCAAGGATGCCCGGCCTATCCAGCCCGACGGGTCGACGAAGCCGAAGGCGACGCGCGCGAAGAAGACCACCACGACTACCAAGAAAGCGGCCTGACCATGCCCGCCAAGACGTCAGAGCCATGCATCGCGCCAGGCTGCTCAAACCGTCACTACGCCAAGGGCTATTGCAAGTTGCACCGCCGCCGCGTCCTGAAGTTCGGACAGCCTGACCTGCCAACCAAGGCGCCTCGTCCGGTCTGTGCGGTCCCGTCGTGCAATCGCATCGCGTGCGCCAGGGACTACTGCAACACCCACAACGAACGGCTCCGCACTACCGGATCGGTGTCCCCCTATCGACCGATCAAGAAGCTCCGTTCTGACGAACCCTGCGACCTCGACGGTTGTGAACGACGCCACTACTGCCTGGGGTTCTGCCGAATGCACTACCTAGCACGAGTCTCGAAACCACGCCGCCGGGCACTTGAGGCCGCCGCGCCTGGTCAGGTGACTGCCGAGCAACTCCAAGCCCGGATCGACTACTACGGCGGACTGTGCTGGATGTGCGGTGCGCCCTGGACGTGCATCGACCACGTCAAACCACTAGCACGCGGCGGATGCAACTGGCCGGCGAACCTTCGCCCCGCCTGTCGTTCATGCAACGCCCGCAAGCACCATCACTGGCCCTACCCCACCGTCTCGATTCTCAGAAAGGCCGCATGATGTCCCGACTCCTAGACCGTCAACGCCAACTCGCCGAAGCGGGCAGGCTTCGCCTCGGTCTCACCGTGCCCATGGCCAACGGGAAGTCACGGCCCATGCGCTCCGAGGTGTGGATCTTCTCGTCGCACTCGCAGGAGCTCGTCAAAGCGGCGGCTGTCTTGTGGGGTGGAGCACCTGAGAAGTGGCAGCCCCTGGGCAACGGCGCCGAGCAGTGGCGGGTCATCACCAAGACGACCACGATCGACGCGATCCTGCCACCCGGAGACCCTCTGACTCAGGCCTACGAAATGTGGAGCAGGGGCGGCGCGGTCCGCAGGTGTGACTCTGCGACCGAGCAGTTCTCTGGCTCCCCGTGCCTGTGCATCGCGCAGTTCGGCGAGCAGTGGTACGAGCAGCCCAAGGGCAAGGTGTGTGACACGAAGTCACGCCTCAAGGTCCTCATCCCCGACCTGCCCGGACTGGGCTCGTACCGGCTGGAGACGGGGTCGTTCTACGCCGCTGACGAGATCGCCGGCATGGTCGACTTCATCCGCTCCGCGGTCGGCGACCAGACCCTGATCCCGGTCCGGCTGCGCATCGAGGCCCGCACCCGGGTGGCCGGTAATGAGACGAAGCAGTTCGTCGTCCCCGTAGTCGAGTTGCGTGGTGTGACCACGGGCGAGCTCCTCGCTGGGTCTGGGCAGCGGCTGATGCAGGTAGGTGGCGCCCCTGAGCGTGCCGCGATCGAGGCGCGCACCGACGCTACCCCTGCATACCTGGCTGAGCTGGAGAAGGTCACGTCGGTGGATGACTGCACCCTGATCTGGCGCACCGCGGGCGAGGCCGGGCACCTGTCTGATGAGCTGAAGGCTGCGATCACGGCGAAGGCTACTTCGATTACCGCAACCAACTTTGAGACTCCCGGGTCGGCACCGGGGCCTGATACCTCCGGTGTCGACCCGGGTCCCGACGCTGACGCGTTGTGGACCCTGATCGTGGCCCACGCTGGCCGCCAAGGCATGGACGACGCGGCGTTACGCGCCGAGCTGCACAACGTGTGCGGCGTGTTCGCTGAGGACGCGACTGGTGAGCAGCTGGCGACGTTCCTGCACGCGCTCAAGACCGGGGAGATGGTGGCATGAGCATCTCTGGCTTCGATCTCGCCCAGGCCCGGTATGACGGTGCGACCCCTGATGTCCGCGAGCTCACCGACGAGGCCGGAACCAACTGCCTCGGGTTCTACGAGCAGACCGACACCGACGACGCGTTCAAGTGCGAAGAGCGCTCGGTCTGCTACCTGTGCGGCGGCGTGGTCTGCAAGGAACACGACGACATCGAGGACTGCGACGGCGAGACCGTCCACACGCAGTGCCACCGCGAGGGCTGCGACTCGGCTGCCTGCGCTGAGGATGCCCGCGACGACGCCCTGATGGCCCGCGACGACGCGGACAGGGGTCGGTGATGACAGGCCCCGAGATGTACCCCCGCGAACGCGGACTCCTGGAGGAGAACGCGTCCCTCGCGGTGCTCGACTACGTCGAGGTCGTCATGGCCCACGACGGGGTTCACCCGGACCGGAACGTGTGCGGCGGGGTCGGCGGGTGCGTCCTGATGATGGCCGAACACGACGCCTCGGAGAAGGTCTGGGACTACCTGGACTCGCTCGCTCACATCGGTGGGGACTTCAGCATCTCGGTGGTGCGGCGATGACCGGCCCCGAGCACTACAAGGAAGCCGAGCGCTTGATCGAGTTGGCGGAGAGCGTCGACTGGCAAGACGGAGATCCGGACAGGCCGAACAAGGCCGAGTACGCCCAGACCGCGCTCGCCGAGGCCCAGGTCCACGCGACCCTCGCGCTCGCCGCCGCGACGGCCGAGCCTATCGCTCAAGGGTACGACGGCCCTGACGACACCACGATCCCCATGGCCTGGTCGGCGGCCATCTCGTGAACGCCTGGCACAAGGGCCCGATGTTGGTCTTTGACACCGAGACGACTGGCGTCGACGTCAACGCTGATCGCATCGTCACCGCGACCGTCGCCAGCATCGTTCCCGGTAAGCCTGTGGCTGCCATCACCTGGCTCATCAACCCCCTCATCCCCATCCCCGCCGCAGCAACCGCGGTTCATGGCATCACGGACTCCCAAGCCCAAGCCGAGGGCGAGTTCCCAGCGAAGGCCATCGCCGCGATAGCCGACAACCTCGGCCGTGCCGCGGGCGAAGGCATCCCAGTGGTGGCGTTCAACGCGTCGTTCGACTTCACGATCCTTGACCGCGAGTGCCGACGCCACAACATCCCGTTCCCGACACCGTTCGTGATCGACCCGTTCGTCATCGACAAGGTCATGGACAAATGGCGCAAAGGGTCCCGCACCCTGACCGCGACGTGCGAGCACTACCAGGTGGCCCTCAACGGCGCGCACGACGCGACGCAGGATGCCCTGGCTGCCGGGCGGGTGGCGTGGCGGATGGCTGAGCGGTGGCCGCGCGAGCTGCAGATCCCGCTCGAAGACCTGCACACCTTGCAGGCCATGTGGCGCTTCGAGTGGGCTGCGGACTTCCAGAACTACCTGCGGACCAAGAAGGGCGAGACGACCGCGGTTGTCAACGGTGAGTGGCCTGTCCAGTCTTTGCCTGCTGGGTGGGACCCTGCCGCGGTTCCGGTTGTGAACGCGATGGCGTCATGACCTCCTGGCACCTGGACATCTCGTCCTATCGCGGGATCACGCCTGGCGCGTTCCACTACTACGGCAACATCCGGGACGACGACTTCGACGGCCCGCGGCACGAGGTCCTGCGCGTCCTAGACGCGGCGGGTGCTCGCGCGCTGTCGGCTGGCGACGGCTACCTGTGGAAGGCGGGAGATGACACTGGCCGGTTCGAGAGCAAGGACGAGTTGATCGCGGCCGGTTTGGTCATCTTCGAGGAGGTGGCCGCTCCCGGAGAGACCTTGTGGAACAGGTCATCAATCTACGTCGAGAGGGAAGTCCTAGCCACCAAGAGCACTGAGGACAAGTGCCGCCCTGTCGAGGTCGACGGTGAGGTCATCCGCGTCCGCGGTGGGGCTGAGATGGGCCCCGAAGAGGTCGACGCGCTGGCTGTCATCGTCGGGGCTGCGAAGCACCTGATGAGCATCCGCGACTGCCCTGACTGTGAGCAGGGCAAGCATCAGAACTGCACCGGCGAGTCGTGGTGTAACGAGCATGACGTCCCCGCCCGATGCCCGTGCTCGATCAACCAAGCCGGACCTCATCGGGCCGACGCATGAGCACCGACGACATCGAGGTCGGCGACGTCGTTCGCATCGGTAAGGGCAAGAGGCTCTGGCGCGTCCAGTCGTTCTGGACAGCCAAGCCAACCGGCGTGACCTACGCCGCGCTCGGCCCCACCGACACCGTGGGGTACTCCACCACGTCCGCCAACCCCGACCGGCTCACCATCGTCACCAAGACAGCGTCGTGAGTACCCCAGCCCGGGAGCGGTCCGGCTTCGGGCAGTTCCAGCTCAACAGGTCCGACACCGGCTCAGGCGTCGACTACAGCAAGGTCAAACACACCTCAACCTTCGACATGGCGCAGATGCTCCGCGACGGCACCACCCTGGCCGACGTCGCCGAAGTGTTCGGTCTGTCCCCGTCCACGGTCACCAGCCGCCTGGTGGACGCCGGCTGGTCCTCACGTGACGGGCAACCCCTGGACACCTTCCCCGAACCCGAGATCAAACCGCCACACCCCACGTTCGCGTTCGCCGCCCAACCCTGGGCCGGCCAAGCCCTCTGCGCTCAAACCGATCCCGAGGTGTTCTTTCCCGAAAAAGGTGGCTCGACCCGCGAAGCCAAGAAGGTCTGCGCTCAGTGTTTCGTCCAGGCCGAGTGCCTCGACTGGGCGCTGACCACGAATGAGCGCTTCGGGATCTGGGGCGGGCTGTCCGAGCGTGAACGCCGAGCACTCACCCACTCAGATCGCACGATGTCAGCCCGCACCGTGCCATGCGCCGAGTGCCCCGACCTCTTCGCCACCGAGGCCGGTCGCAAACGACACGCCCGCTACGTCCACCAACACACCGACACCGAAAGGACCGCGTCATGACCACCACCACCACACCCTCAGCCATCACCCCCCAACTCAAGGTCACCATGCTCAAACACCTGGTCGCAGGCAAAGACCTCGACTTCGTCGCCCAGGTCACCCGCGTGCCGCGCGACGACGTCCTGGACATTGTGTCCGCCCACGGCTACCCCGATGTGGACAAGATGGCGTGGGCTGTCGACATCCTGACCAAGACCGTCGGGAAGATCCCCACCGGCCAACTCAGCGCGGGAACACCACTGGACGCGTCGATCCCCAGCACTCGACCCACATCTCGCCCCAACCCCTTCGCAGTCACACCCGCGGCCACGATCGCCCACATCCCGCCCACCATTGTCGAGATCCTAAGCCAGGCCGCGCGGTCCCCGTTCATCCGCACCCAGAACATCGGCACCAAGATCAGCGCCCTCCTGGCCGACCTCACAGCCCGCCTGAACGACGAACAAGCCGCAGTCGAGGCAAAGGCCTCAGCTGACCGCGAGGCCGCCCGTATCGCCTCTCGGATCGCCACCCTGCAGGCCGAGATCGACAAGCTGAAACGCAAACCAGCCAAGACCACCGGCGTCTCGCACGCGACCCGGCCCGTCATCACCGGCGAGCACTCCTGCACCACAACTGGTTGCGACCGCACCTTCCCCACCATTCAGGGCGCAGTCACTCACCGACGTCGCGCCCATGAGGGATTCAACCCTCACGCCAAAGCCGCGTCGTGACCGCGCCGAAGCGGATCCAGCGCAAGCGCACCAAGAACTGGCGACTCCCGCGCGGCGCGGTCATCGTCGACCGAACCTCGCACTGGGGCAACCCGTACATCATCGGCGACCTCTTCAATGGCGGGAATATCGGCCGGAACGAAGCCGTGATGCTCTACCGTCTCGCGCTCATTGAGCACCGGCTTCAGTACGCCAACGTCGCCCGTGTTCGAGCCGAACTGGCAGGACATGACCTCGCTTGCTGGTGCCCACTCGATCAGCCGTGCCACGCAGACGTCCTTCTCGACATCGCTAACCCCACCCCAACAGAACAGGACCCGTCATGACCAAGCTCGCCTCAAAACTCCCCGACGACCACGGCCTCAGGGCAAGCATCCTCACCAACAACCCCGAAGCGACCCACCTGGTCATCGCCACCATCGACGTCAAAGTGCTCACCACCGACGTCGACACCGGCGACATCGAACCCACCATCAGAGTCCTGTCTGCCGAGATCGTCAACACCGCCGACACCAAAGACGCCCAAGGGATCTACAAACGCGCCCTCGAAAAAAGGACCGGGAAGACCGTCCTCGAAGGCATCGACTTCGCCGGCACGTCATGACCGTCAAGGCCACCCGCCACCCGAAAACCCCCGCACAGCGGGCACAAGAAACCGTCGACATCCTGCAACGCCGACAGGTCAAGATCGCAGGCCAGAAAGCCGCCCTCGAGCAGCATGCACGCGACCTCACCTCTGTGCTCGAGGTAGTGACCAAACGCCTCGACTACGCGAAAGCATCACCTGACCTACTCCCGATCAAGCCGCCCGGGCCGCAGGCACCCCCAGATCCGCCGCCTGGCGTCAAAGTCGCATAACCCACGCCCCCGACGGCAGGGCAACAAGCAGCAGCACCAGCGCGGGCATACCCGTCATCCCCGCGCACACAGGCACACAACCGGGAAGGACACGGTGAGCCAAACACTTTGCGCCGCAACGGTATTCGTCGCTGAAATGTGGGACAATGAGAGCGAGGCCACCCGGTGCGGAAACACCGAATGGCCTCTGACCCGCTCATCTGTTGTGACCAGAGAGAAGGCTCCAATGAAGACTACCCGACCGTTTGACCTTGTGGCATGGCTTCAACACCGCGTCACCATCGACCATGTCGGATGCTGGATCTGGAAGCACTCCACATCAAAAGGCGGATACGTCTGGACACGGATGAACGGGCAGCGCGGGGCCGGGCATCGCCTTGTCTACGAACTCCTCGTCGGTCCGATCCCAGACGGCCTCGAACTTGACCACCTCTGCCGCGTCCACAACTGCCTCAACCCAGACCACCTTGAACCCGTCACCAAAGCCGAGAACATCCGCCGCGGCTACTCCTTTTCTGCCATGCGAGCTCCCGCCGTACTGACTGCCCGAATGGGCACCCATTCTCTGGGCCCAATCTGATCAACGAGCCCCGAGGGCGTCGCTGCCGCGAATGTACGCGCGTCAAAGACGCCAAAGCATGGCAGCGCCGGAAGATCAGGAACAGGGCTGCATGACCACCTCCCACATTCGCCATATCCATGACCCCGACCAAGCCCCGGGGTCTGACCAATCACCCCCAAATAACCAAGCCGCAGAACGAGCCGTCCTCGGCGGAATGCTCATGTCCAAAACCGCCATCACCGACGCCGTCGACACCGTGGCCGGGCCCGACTTCTACCGACCCGCCCACGAGTTCATCTTCGACGCCATCATCAGCCTCTACGCCCGCCTCGAACCCGTCGACGCCATCACCGTCGCCGACCACCTCGCCAAGAGCAAAAACCTCACCCGCATCGGCGGACCCGCCTACCTCCACGAGCTCATCAACGCCACAGCCGTACCCGAAAGCGCCGGCTACTACGCCCAGATCGTCGCCGAACAAGCCACCCTGAGACGCCTCGTCGAAGCCGGCACCCGCATCACCGCCCTCGGATACACCGGCGCCACCAACGGCGACCTCCACCAGCTCATCGCCGCCGCCACCGACGAACTCACCACCATCCCCCTAACCGTCCCCGGCGTCGACACCCCAGGGGTCACCAACACCTGGGCACCCGTCAACCTCACCGACATCCTCGCCGGAAACGACACCCAAGGCCCCGTCGCAACCACCCTGACCCGCCGCGACGGCAAAGCCCTCCTCTACCCCTACGCCATCCACTCCATCGCCGGCGAACCCGGGTCCGGGAAAACCTGGGCTGCCCTGGTCGCGATCGCCCAAGAGCTCGAGGCCGGCAACAACACCCTCTTCATCGACTTCGAAGACCGCCCACAAACCATCGTCCACCGCCTACGCGCCCTCGGTGTCACCGTCGACCAGATCGCCGCACACCTGCGCTACATCCGCCCAGAAACCGCCCTCAACCCCACCAGCAGGGCATTCCTCGAGACCGCCGCCACCAGCTGCACCATCGCCGTCATCGACGGCATCACCGAAGCCATGACCCTGCACGGCCTATCCCTACTCGACAACGAAGACGTCGCCCGCTGGCTCGCCCTCGTCCCCAAAATCCTCGCCGACCTCGGACCAGCCGTCGTCCAAATCGACCACGTCGTCAAAAACGCAGACCAGCGCGGCCGCTACGCCATCGGCGGCCAACACAAGCTCGCCGGCATCACCGGCGT